CCGTCTAACTCCGTTGCTTCCATTACTGTTGTCATTCTGTTACTCCCTCTTCGAACAGGCGTTCGACTGCTTCATCGAATTTAACTTTCTTTTCAATGTGATTGGCTGTTGCCAAAAACTCTAATGTTGTTTTTGATTTTGATTTATCGTAGGCAATGAGCATCGCTAGATAAAACGGCAGAATAATTAAACCTGCAAAAGCAAGTGCAACTGCTGTCCAAAAAAATTCTGTGTTCATCTAAACTTCCTCTCTTTTTCTACCCCTCGTATGTAAAGAACCAATGAATTTTTATCATTCTTTGGTGGTAAATAAATTAACGATTTCACATACTGTGAAGAATCGTCAGGTAAAACTCCTGCATCCACGATTCCATCAATTGCTGCCTTGACGGATGGATTACATGCCCCTACATCTTGGAGGCGACCACCTTTCTGATGAGGTTCAACTGTGACACTCATCCATGCCATAGGAGGTATCCTCTCACTTTTAGCCAAAAGTTGAAAACCGAGTCTCCACTCTTTCGTGAGTGTTGCCCTTTCCCATCTGTTCCCAGCGCGTTCAGCGTTGGTCGTCCAAGGACGCTGGTTGAACTCAAGTCGGTAAATGACCTGTTCGGCTTCTTCGGCATAACATAAGCAATACATGGGTTAAGCATCAGAGCCTTCTTCCCGAATGTCAAATTGCTCTTTTTGTCCTAAATTGTCTATTTTCCACCATTTGCCTGAATTGTCCCGAAATGGTATGTCTTGGGCGGATTCAACTTTCATAATCAAATAACCCAACTCACGCGCTTTATCACGATGAGATTCAACCCAGCCATGACATCCAGTAGTTCCCGAGCCACACAATGCAATCAAGTTTGCAGGTTGATGGAGCAACTCATTCTTTGAGCCTCCCATCATTCGAGGTCTCCTATGGTGAACCGATACGCCCCATAAAAAGTCCTCGCCACACTTTTCGCATTTGTATCCGTTGCGACCTAGAACTGTGAATCGGGTTTCGTCACTAACTTTGAGAGGTCTAGGTTTAGCCATTGAAGTCTCGAGTCCGCGATGGCGTCCAAGCAAGCAGGGCAGACCTTTGCGCTCGTTTGCGTCGCCACCTGTAATACCAATCGACAAATCCCAATATCCTCACAGGTCAGATGCCAAACTCCCATTATCAGTTTCCAATGAAGCATCATTCCCCTTATTAAAATTTTTACGAATCTCTTCTAAATACTTTTGTGCTTGCTCGTATGACAAAGCATTTTGTTTTGCTTCTTCGAACTCACGGCTTATCGCCTCACCCCGCAAACGCTCTTTCTCAGAAGAGATACGAATACGCCAATTACGGTTAAGGTGACTGGGATTGATTGCTTGGTCAGAGTTAGCGTAATGGAAAGAAACAATTTTCTTTGCCTCGTCTAAAGGCATGTCTGAGTCTAGTGATTCGGCCCATGCGCGAACCTTCAATTCATCAACCTGCACTCGAAGGTCATAGATGCCCACATATCCAAGGAGGAGGGCAATCTCAGAAAGATTCATTCCGTAACTTTTCTGATAACTCGATTGCCCTGATTGCTCCAGTTTCATGTTTGGTCTTAACTCCCACTCCTCTTAGAACTAAATCCATTTGACGCATAGTGGGAACTGTCCCGATGTAATCAAGTGCCAACTCAATCTGTTGCTCGCTATAGCCTCGGGCTTCGGCTGCCTTCGTTATCTGAAGGAGCGAGTGCCATGCTCCTTTGCCGAGAGGTTTAACTCTTTGCTTTTCCCACCATCGTCTCGCAACTACTTCAGCGAGCGCGATAACTGCGATAGCAGTTTCGTCGCTCTTTGTTGTAGATAGGACGGATGTATAGGACGGATGCTGCGGAGTGGGGTTGGGGAGTGAGACATCCAAAGTTGGGGAGTCAGGGGTATCTGAGTTGGGGAGTTCGTCATCTTCAATGGGTAAAGCCTCCCCAACAGAGTTGGGTAGTTTTTTCCATAAAAGTTGATAAGTCGTAGCCTTACCTCGAGAGTTTCCCTTGCTGATTATCTTGATGTGTCCCTCTTCAACCATCTGATTGATAACTTTGCGAACATACTCAACAGAACAGCGACCCTTGGCAGCCAACATTTTCTGAGATGCAAAAAAGCGCCCATCATCGTGAGAGATGTCTGCGAGGGCAAGATGGATTAAAAGTCGAGTCCCGTCATAAGGCGAGTCAGACCAAACCTTTGTTATCCATCTAATGCTCACAAACTACCTCCGCAATGTGGGCAACATTTATTGCGCCCTTGTTTTTCGACGACTCGATTTTGTACCCAATTCAATCCCACATAGACCTTACAGCCATTACGAGATTCTTTGAGTCTTGCAATGCGACCCGTCTTATGGAGAACGGAGAGTACACCCGAAGCGGTGCCATGGTGAAGTCCAGTTATGAAACTGAACTCTTTCCATGTCAAACCGCGTTCGTAGTTTCGATTTAATAAATCAATTGCTTGAGCCTGACGCTGGGCAGTCTTTCCTGACCTGTCCGCCTCTACTGCTCTAGCCTTTGAAGTATCCGTCCCGCTGTGTCCTGAAGTTTGGTCGTAAGGCAACTCAGGCATTGACAGTAACGATTGGCTCCTCTGTTGTTGTCTCATTGGTGTCCTCTTCGAATTTAGGTACGATTAAGTTTGCCTGTTGTTCCTGCCACTTAACACGGAATTGTTCAAGCAACTCAGGGTTGTATCCATCTTTGTGAGTGGTGAGGTACTGACCAATCTCAGCAAGTGCATCAATCGATGTTGCCTGTGTAATCTTTGTTAAGACAGCACTTGGGGCTAGGACATCTTTGGCACTTGAGCGCTCGTAACTCGATGAGTCAGGGTCAGGTTCATCTGTCGGTAGGGAAAGCGCTTGAAGTAATGCAGTTCGAAATGCCACAGACATTGCCTTTGCTGTTGCCTTGTCACCTGCATCCATTGCCTCACCTACTACCGTGGCTTTGATTGCATCTCCGCTTGCCCCGATGAATGTGTAAGTAACTTTGACTTTCACATGACCCATTGCTGTTCGGTTTTTTCCGATTTCAACTGTGGCATATTCGTAATCTTCAACTGAAGGGACAACGATTACGCCGTACTTTTGAAGTGCTGGGGATACTGCATTGACGACTGAATCAATTCCACGGAAATTAAATCCCTGTGAAGTATTCTTGTCTTTCTTTGCGATGGCTCCAACTTCCTTCATGATTGCGCTCATTGCTTGAGCGATTGGAAGTGCTGTTGTATCTGTCATGAGTTCCTCTCTCAATCTGCTATTACAAATGAAACTGAAGTCTCGGCTGGAATAACTCGAACCGATGGGACAATTTCGCCTTGGGTTGATATTACATCACCTGAATCGGTAAGTAAAGTGTTTAGAACCTTTTTGTCGATTTCTTTTTTAATGCGAATCAACTCAGGTTGGCTTGTCTCTGCCCATGCTAAGAACTCAAGTTCGTTGTCAATCTCAATCTTGGGACGACCTGCCGTAGTTTTGATTGTTCCGTGGGGTAGGACTACCGATTTACGCCCGTTGTAGCGCTCTGTGAGGGCGTAGGGCTTGAGGTTGGACTCAAACCACTCTGCATCTCTTTCAAGGTCTGTATTGACCTTCTCAAGCCATTCTGCAACTCGTAGAACCTCACGCTCATAGATGGCTTTATTGTCGGCTTGCTTACGCCGTAGAGATGCAAGTTTCCGCATTGCCCAATCAGCCTTTGCATCGTCATTGACAATGAAAGCCTCGCGGAGTGGTGCTTCGATGATTTCAAAATCATCAATTGGTTGTGTATCTGACATGGTTGTTCTCCTCTCATCCGAGAGGGTACACAACCCCTGTTGGTTATGTCAAATCTCAGATGCCGATGCTTTGTCCAATGTACATCGAGGCACCGACAACTGTTGTAATGAAGAGCGCCCCGACGGTACGAATGACCCATTCGGAGCGACTCTCCATCTTTTCGAGACGGTCTGTAATGTGTTCCATGGCTTGAGAGAATCTTTCCGAGTCGGAGTCGTAGACATCTTTGCGAAGATAAGTCTGCCCCACATTGAGATTCATCTGTTTGACTTCCATTGTCAGGTCGTCAAGCCGACGCATAACTTCTCCTAGGGTCGGTTGAATCTCTTCTGCCATTTTTTATGCCTCGTAATTCGGGCGAGCAACTGCCATGATTAGTTTGTAGGGTCTCTTTTTCAAGAAAGCGCCATCTCCGTTTGACTGACTTCCCTTTCCATCACCACTTGTATTGCCCTCGTAAACCTGTAAATACTTTAAGGTCGTATTGTGCCATTTTACAATTCCAACATGGTCTGCCTGAGCATCATCATCGAACTGAAAAAATGCAATATCTCCAGCCTTTGCTTGTCCAACGGGAACCAACTGACCTTTTTTCGCAAACCATTGCAAACCCGCCTCACATGAAGCAAAGCCTTTTTTGGATTGAGCCGCGATTAAATCAGAGAGTCCAGCCTCTTTGAAACACCATGAAACATACATAGCGCACCAAGGTTGGTTATTGAGTCCGTACCATTTTCCGAACTTAGTGTCGTTGTCGGTGCCTTCGCGATAACCCGCATCGACCTCCGCTTTTGCGGAATCAAGAACTTTTTGTACTGACATTTATTTTTTCTTTGGTGTTTTTAGCACAGTAGTTTTTTTGACAAGCACCTGAAATACTCCTTCAGCAATCTTGCCGAAAGCAGGGTCTTTAGGGTTTGCGGCTCTGATTGCAACGGGAAGAACCGCGGCGAGTCCAGCAGCCAAAATTGCCTTGAGTGAATCTCCATCGAGTGCGAGAATGTCTCCGCCTGTAATCATAAATGCGGCTGTGATAGCCGATAAGAATGAGCGTCCGTATGAGGCGAGCATCGCCTGTAATTTCTTGTCCATTGTTTCTCCTAATCTAAGGTGAGTTAATTCTAACCTATGGTTTATGAACCATGGTTATTATGCTTGTTTACCAATACAAAGCAAATCTGAGCCATTGGATAAAAGCCATACTATGTCAAGAGCAGTAGGGCTATAACTATCAAGATATTTGACTGAGGGAAGAGTATTTGTATCTCCAGCAATTTGAACATTGATACTGTTTGGACTCACATTTACCGCTATAACCTTTCCTTGCCGAAGTCGTAGAGTTGGTATGTTTGTATCACCCTTTATTTGATTGACTAGATAATTTAAGTCCATCAGAATCTCCTGCTTCTTCCAATTGCGTTCATTGTGTTTTGTGGAGTCAATGGGATAGTTATTGAATCCAGCATTAAAGTAGCATCAACTCCCGATGGGGTGCGAGTTACCTTTACTAAGTCATAAACATCGTGGGCGGGATTAACAATTTGCTCCCATGAGATTTTTTCAAGCGCTCCGATTACTTTTCGAAGTTCAGCAATTGCTGCCTCCTTTGCCTCGGCTTCTGTCAAAATGTATGGGGATGATTTGAAAAGAGGAACCGAACCATAAGTCTCAACATAAGTTGGAGATGCGGGGTTTGTATCTTTAGCCTCTCCAATCACGCCGATGGATAGATTAGTTCCCTCACCTGTAAAAATAACATGATTGAAAGACTCATCACTCGAGAGCGAACGACTCAAAGAAGTCAGGACAGACTCGGCATTGTCCTCATAAGTAACTAACGGAAGTCCGCTGTCAGGGTCAGGAATTGGACGCATACGGGCTGTACCGTTCTCATCAAAGTACAAATCCATACCAGCAGACTCAGCAATCTTGAGACATTCCTTCCAAGGGTTTGATGACTGGTCAATCGTTGGATAAATAATATCGGTTACTTGATTAGTCACAGGGAAAATAGTTTGAACTGCTGGGAATCTATCTTGAAGAATGTTTTTAATTGCTGTTTCTTTAGCAGTTGCATCCGCGATGTAAAAATCATGGCTTGTAAATTTTGCTCGGATTACGCGAAGGCTTCTGTCTGAGCCTTGCACAGTAATTTTAACTCCCTCGGGAGTATCCGTAATCTCAACAGTTGTTAAGATAAAAACACCAAGAGGCACTAACTCTTCTGTGCCGTCTGCAAACTGGACACCTCGATAAATCTTAATCTCGCGGTTGTAGGGCAAAAGAACGGCAGAACGATTATTGGTCGGTACTAGCGTTCCATCTTTATCAATGAACTCAATCGAGCATTGACGCCTGATGTCTCGGCGTGAATCAATTGTGACTTCACCTGAGATTGGTTGAGCCGTTGAAATAATCTCATTGTTCGCCATGTCATAAATCTCAATCTTGACATGACTGATGTGAGACTTACGAACTGACGATAAGAAAGCGTCAGATACGGGATACATCAAGGAGCCTCGACCTCGTAGTAATTAACCTTGGCGTTGCGGATTAAGTTTGCGATGTCGCCTACTTCCGTCCATGTTCTATCCACAAAACGAACATATTTTTGGCGTCCAAGAGGGTCATGCACATGCAAGATTCCTTGATAAGTCAAAACTGGATAGAGAGCATCCCACTCAGTCTCACCTTGGGTTGTGAACTCATAGGAGCCGTCGATACCATAAATACTGGTTGCTACGACAATAGTTTTAGATGCGCCGAGTGGTTTGAAAACACCATAAGATTCCACAATAGATGAATTAAGAGGCTGTTGAACTCGCAATTGAGTAACTTGGATTGTTGGACTTTCTACAGCGGTGAACGACCAAATTTCTGCGTTAGCAATTAAAATTGGCTCGGTTGTTGTGTAACCTGAAGATAAAACAGCCATTAGATTTCAGCCCTCGCTTTCGCACGATATGTCACGGTTGTATCAAGTGGGACTTCGTAATCGCTAAGAGTTGCAATCTGAGATGTTGATGCGCTGACTGGACTGTTACGAATTGCGGTGTAAGTTGCTCCTGAATCATCTGAGCGTTCAACATCAAAAGAAAATGTAGTAAACCCTCCGCGAGTCCAAAACGGCTCATCGCCCGCGTGAAAAGCAATTTTGTCCACATAATGAACTTCAGCCGACCCAGCAGAAATAATTTTTACTAGAACCACGGCGCTTGCGGCTGTTGCTGGGGCTACTGCTGTCACGGCGCATTGATTCCATGCACTCGATGAGTCTGCCTCGCTGGTTCCGTAGGAAGTAGAAATTGTTGTACCGCTTGAAGTACGAAACAAAATTCCCACCGCCGTAGAGCGAGCCGTTGTATTGGCTCTGAACTCAGCGGTTGCAGAAAACTCAGTAGATGGGGTCACGGTAAAAGCAGTTCCCGTAGTTGTTGTTGCAACCATGTCTCCCGCTGCTGATGCTGTCAGGGCTAATGATGCAGAGCCACTAGAGGCTTGAGCAGTTGAACGAGTAATTGCACAATTTGTCAAAGCATCCCAGCCCGTTGTATTTGTTTCTAAAGATGCTTGATTAGCGCTGAGAACATTTGTACGACCAAAAACTGTAATAGCAACTGAACCAGTATCGCTTTCATAAAATGCCGAGACTGTCGGATTGGCTGGAGCATCTATCGCTAAACTAAATGCAGAGTATGCCCAATCGCTAAAATAATTTACACCATTGGCTAATTGGGCAACCTTGACATACGCACGATATGAGGTGCTGTTGGCTAAATCTGCCTCAAGAGTTTGTCCATTATTGCTCGAGGCAACAACGCCAGTTTCAACTGTTGGAGTTGATGTATCAGGGTCAAAACTTGCACCACCATAAGTAATTGAGTCAAAAATTTTAATTTCGTATGCGGATTGTGGGTCTCCGTCTGTGTCAGCGTATGTCCAAGTGACTGAAGGAAACGAAGTAGTTGTGATTGAGCCTGAAGGAGCCGTAACTGTGACTGTTGGTTGAGCCGTAGTGACAACATCAGCATAAACTGCGTAAACAATAGTTTTATCAACCGTGGCTGTTGCATTGTCTGTAAACTTAAATACGAGATTGTCAATAAGAGTTTGAGTCCAAGCGGCACCGTTTGGAGCGCTTGTCATATTCAATGCAAAATCAACTGTAGAAATAGCCAAGGTATTTTGCTTGGTTATTGGAACAGAATAATAAACAGTTCTACCATTACGGTCAGTTATGACTCCAAGGCTGAACTGAGCAATGCCCGCTGTTCCTACTGCAATTCTTGCTCTTAGATTTACAGAAGTAACTTTCTCTGTTGCTGCGAGTGTTGTAGTTCCAAACTCCCCCTCATAAGATGCTGGGACTGTATTGCTTGTTCGTGTGATAAAAGTTGAATCGCTGCTATCTGCGAGGGCTGCGTGAACTGACGCCGAGCCTCCTGAGATAGTAAAGAGAGAATCATTGTTCCAGTTCGCATTGGGTCTTAATACTGTAGTAGCCATTATTTACTCGCTAACTGTCGGGCTAAGGTTGCAAAGGTTTCTTCAATGCGCTTAGTGATAATGCTTGCTCTTTCTTCTTCATTAGTTGCACCAGCAGTATCTACATAAACTTGGAAGGCGCCTTGCTGAATAAATGTTTGACTGCCACTTGATGAAGTGCTGAGGCTTGCGTTTTGTAAATCGCGCAATTGTGTTGAGGCTGTAGCAATCTTTTGGTCAAATCCAACCCTCGCACCATATTCACCAATTACTGCACCTGTGAACTGGATTTCTTTTTGCAAACGACTAATCTCATCAATTGCTGACTGACCGCCACCAAGAATAGAAGCCGCGAGTTGCGCTCCCTTGATTGGTCCCTCTTCAATAATTGCCTTGAGCGCATCGGCGTCTAATCCCATGGTCTGAAGTTTGTAAATCTGTGACGCGAACTCTTTACTCTTATCAAGTCTTTTCCCCATATTTTCAATAAGGGACTTAGCCTTTGGTATAAACCCATCAGGCAACTCAACGCCTTTGAGACCCGCGAAACCTACGATTGTGTCTTTGAGACTGTCCGCAAAATCTTTAGCCGCTTGCTGTAAATCATCAAGAACACCCTTAATAGAATCAATACCCGCTTGCATTGCTTCACGGATAGTCTTTAGGCGGGCTGCCGCTCTTTCTGCATTTTCAGCCGCTTTTTCGTCGTCGTTCTTTTTTTTCTGTGCATCTTCATACTTTTTCTTTTCGTCAGCAAGGATGTCGCCAAAACCAAGACCTTCTTTGAGGCTTTCTTTTATCTTGTCAATAAACCCACCAATTTTGTCACCGACGGCTCCAGCAAAATCTGTTTTGTCTGCAAACTCCATCATGGTCGCGGCAAGACCCATGACCATCTCTCCTGCTTTATCAACCTTCTCGGCGATGCCATCAATAAAGTCACCAACGGTTTCAGCCAATGGCATTTCTTTGAGTTTTTCCATACCATCAATAACTTTTGTGAGTCCCGCTGAAGCGCCCTTTGCACCTTTAACTAACAGGTCAATCATTTTTGCGCCATTATCTTCTTTGCCAAACTCGACTACTTTTGTAGAAAATTTAGACAAAGTAGTTTCAACCCCACGCAAGGTTTTTTCTGTGCTTACTGCGATATTGGAAATCCCATTGACTGTAGCCTTAACTCCATCAATAACACCGTTGAAAACACTTTTACCAAGGTCCACACCTAAACTTGCAATACCTGTTATTGCGTTACGGGTAGCATCAAGTCCGCTATTCAGAGCGTTAGCAACGAGTGGTCCAATGCCAGGAATCTTTGAGAATAAACTCAATAAGCCCCGTACCCAACTTGTTGCAGCATCAAATACCATTCCTAAGAACTTACCAACTCCCGAGGCTACATTCTCGAGTATCTTAAAAATACCGTTACCAACTCCAGCAATAGCGTCTAAAATTGAAAAAAAGATTGACTTTACACCTTTGAAAAGATAATTAAATACCCCTAGTAAATCGGCAACTCCTCCAACGAGACTAGCAAAAATTTTAATAATTGCACCAATAACGAGAGTGATAACTTTGATTACGGCATTAAAGACAAATTTGACCGCATCATAGAAAATACCTTGGCTCTCCATGAGAGAGACAAAACCATCGATTAGAAATACAAAACCCTTGAGAATTGATGTAATAACTGTAATAATGACATCTAGTACAAACTCAAAAACCTTAAAAATTGCTTCTACAAAAAATCCTAAAACACGAATAAGGATGGCAATTCCCTTAATAAACATTCCAATTGCACTAACAACACTTGCAAATACATAAATAATTACTTTGAGAACAAAGTTAAAGACCTTTTTTACAGTTTCTCTAAAGTCCTCATTTGTTGCCATGAGATAAGCAAAGGCTGCCATCAAAGCAATAACTAATCCAATAATCAATGGAATTGGATTCAATAACATAGTCATGTGCAACATTGCTATTGCTGTCCTTAGCGCCCCAACAGCAAAGGCTGCCGCAAACATGATGGCTGAGTATGCAATTTGAGCAGCCATGGCAAGCAAAATAGCAAGGCGATAACCACCATAGGTGAGCGCAACAAAGGCAATCACGCCTCCGAGAATCTTAAATAAGTCTATGTTTCTTTGTACAAATGCAATTACTCCGCGCACAATGGCCGCCAAGATGTTGATTGCTTTTGCAAGAATCATAACTGAAACGGCAGCCACTTGCCCCATAATTTGTGCCATTTTAATAACAACTGGAAGTAATGGCTTAAAGGCTGAAAATAAATTTACTAGCGCATTTCTGACTTGAGTTGAGGTCAGCGCCATTGCAAGCAGAGCGACTGGGAAAGGTTTTAACATTGCAAAAACTCTTCCGATGATTGGGACTCCAGGAAGAAGCGCTCGTCCTGCAAAAGCAGAAAACCCTGCGGCTACTCCAGCAATCGCGGGTAATAACATTTCAAATTTCTCGGCAAGTGCCTTTGTATCAGGTATGACTCTTTTTATACCTTTTCGAGCATTATCGGCGCTCGTATACACGGTATCAAAACCTTTGATTGTATCCGTAATCTTTTTTACAAAATCTACGATTGGCTGAGTAAGTTTTGTAAAAACCGCTTGCAAAGCCATGAGAACTGATTGGAATGTTTTGTTTTTCTCAACTGCCTTTGTGACCGCTTTTTCAAGGTCGTAAGCAGCCAAAATTATAGGTCCAAAGGCTTTAAGCAATACATTACCCATTGCTACTTGCAACTCATTGTGCAGACGGGCGAATGAGCGTAAAGTCTTTCCAGGAGATTTCATCGCCGCTTCGTAAGTACCAAAAACTTTACTGCCTTCTGCCATTACCCCAGCAAGGACAGCCTGTTGTTTTTCTTGGTAACTTAATTGTTTTGTTGTCTTACCAATGCTTTTTGCAAATTTTGCATACATCTGACCAGCATTTTCTTGAATACCAACTGATTTGAGAACTTCACTTCGTCCAGTAATAACAGCGTGAGTTAATTTGTTAAATGTATCGGTTGAATTCTCACCGCTGATAATTGCCAAGTCCTGAGCAATACGAGCAAGGTCAGAGGCTTTACTCAATTCAAGATTATTCTGTGCAAACTTTAATACTGATTTTTGGGCAATCTCCATTTCGATACCCATGCCTTTTACTTCATCGGCTTCGTCTGCAAGTTTTTGTCCGCCTATACCCGTAGATTTACCAACGGCATCCATGGCGTAAACCAACTCATCTACGCGAGCGGCGGCGTTAAATGATTTAATACCAAAAGCAATAACGGCTCCGCTGACGGCTGCGCTTGCAACACCCAACCCAACCATGGCTGAGTTCAATCGACCAGTTGTTTTTGAGAAGCCGTCGGCAGCCTGAGATGCTTGTTGCATCCCTCGGGTAAATTGTGCGGTATCGGCGCTAACTCGCGCCCGCATCTCCATCTGCGGAACTTCAGCCATTATCTTCTTGCCTTAGCCTTTCTTTCCGCTTTTTCCCGCTCTTTCCCTCTTAGGA